CTGAATGCTTAGTATAACATTAGTGGTGTTTCCCCTGCAGGATGGTATAAGGATAATTACGGTTGTGAGTGGAGATGTAAGTTGGGTGGTACTGTAGCTCAACAGGATCGTTGGGCTCTTAAACTTGATAAGCCTGTTATGCTTAAGAAATGGAAGGCTACCTATAAAGTCATGATTAAACCTTATGAAAAGATATCTTACAAGGAGTAAATTCAAGGGAAAGATCTCCGTGCGAGGGTAATTTTTAACCCGTGTATGATGTTAAAGATCACTTAAGGTGCTATAATGAAGAAATTTGCTACCATGCTTAAAGGGTTTGATCATAATTTTATAATTAATTCGGGTATCAATCGTTAGGAACTTACTAAGAGATTAGAAGGATCCATCTCTAATAATCCCGTTTATATTGTCACCGATGGTTCCTAGTTTGAAGCCAGTCAACATAAAGAGTTAATGGTACTTATCGATAATCTCATATTAACCCGTTATCTAGATGAAATAGCTTAAACTATCAAAGGAACACCTGGTTATCTTTAGTAACTCTGTTTGGATGAATTGGTTAGTAATGAAATTAAGTTTACTGCATACTATTAGAAGACTAACATTACCGATATGCTCATTAAACATCAACTTGGCACTAAGGCTAATTCACTCAAATTTTGTAATCTTACAATGTACAAGGGTACTCTCCTCGGCACCACAGCTTCTGGTTAAAATCGCGCTACGATTCTTAACAGTCTTCGCTAGCTTATCTACGTGGCATTTGTTCATCATAAAGCTGGTATAGATTATCGTGATCCTAATGTTTTTGCATGTAATACTGGAGATGACTAAGTAATTAGGGTATCAGAAGATTAAGTTAAACCTGTACTAAGAGCCATGGATGAGATTTATAGTATGAAGAGTAACTAGAAACTAGTACATGGTCTAGGATAGTAGTTTAAAGGAGCCAAGGTTACTAGGAACTTTATTGACTATTTGAGTCTGCATAGTTATGTTTTCGGCATGAAAGTCTTTATCACACGCGACCCTGATAAGTTATGGAACAACTTTATGGTTACCAAATCTTATGATCCAACCGGTGAGCATTATCTTGATTCTAGTCATATAAAGAAATTAGTGTTATGGGAAGACAAGTTGAGCAGTCTAGAAACTGAGATGGATAGCCTCTGTGTAAATAAAGGACGTTCATACTGTTAGATGCTCTTAAAAAATGAGATGACTCGAGCTAAGATTAAAGAGACTAAAAAAGCGATGTAACTTGCTAAGAAAAGGATTGATTAAATTAAATGTGTGAAGTTACAGTAAAAAGATGAATCTTACTTTAATTCTGCTTAATAGTTTAAAGCTAATCCTAAGTTAGCTGAGTCTTCGTTCTATGGCAGTCCGGAAGATATGCTCAATTATTATCATGATATGGACAAAGAGCATATCTGAGTACGTTAAATGATTCCTGGTTATCGCTGTAATGGCATTACATATATTTAGTCGGATTAAGAGGTTATGACGCGTCAACTTATCATTAAATTGTAGAATAACTAACTTAAACTTGTGTAAGCCCGGATGTCTAGGCACTTGGAAGTAGGTTATTGTATGGAACGTGCATATACTAAAGCCTGTCTTACTCAAAACATCAAGGTGCATCCGAAAATGCTTGATAAGTTAAGGTCTTAGCCATTTTAAACTTACTAGACTTTAATTAACTGCGTAGATCTCACTTAAGCTAGGTTAATTCATATTGACTCTCCAGTTCGAGACTATGTAAAGAACTTGATGAAATACATTAAGAAGGAACATTCTGATGATTCTCGTGTATCTGTTTACTTACTTGATTAGCGCAATTCTCACGTATATAACTTATACCTACATCCTACTGAGTATTAGGCCCTTTAAGGTCTATAGATATAATGGCACAAATCGGAACTGAAGCTTATGAAGATAGGGTATATTAATAACTACTCTCGGTTATTGGTTCGTCAGAAACTTAAAGTTAGAGTTAGAAGACCAAACCGGTATAAGCGTGCAAAACTTTTGACTATTAAAAGGTAAACACTTCTGTATAACTAATCTGCATTGAAAGCCTAATTTATACGTTCTATCAAAAGTTAAGGTAAATTCTTGCATAAAGTGTTTGGCCATGAGAAATTCTTAGGTGTAAAGAGATCTAGTAACCGGCTTAACTAGCGGAACTAGTAGTTTATTGTTGCCAAACTGATTCATTCCCTTGTTTCAGTTGATCCTGCTGTTAATGAGTAAGGGGAAGAGACTGGTTGATGAACTCCATGGTCCCTGGTGGACACAACGGATATGAGAGCACTAATGCTGAAATTAGTCTTAAGTAAACTTCTAAGGAAATAACCTTACAAAATTCAATAATAACCTGCCGGTTATTTGGTTGAGCCTCCGTCAATGGCTCATGTGATTGGACA